CGGAAGAACCTCTCGCCATGCCATCTCCGGATCTGCTGGTATCCTCTCCCAGCATTCCAAGCAGCTCATCCTGAGTAACGTCATCTTCTATCTTCATATCAATGCCAAGAACCTCAAGGATCTTGTTTATAACAGTAGGGGTCTTCGGGAGGTATCCCACAGCACCTATCCTCTGAATAGCCTTTGAGAACTCCTCCATGTCTACATCAACAATAAGGCCAGTCTTTATCGTCGGCATCTCTGTTTCAGGAAGCCTGATCCCATTGAGCGCTAACAACTGCGGGAGGAGATCCTCGTTTAGAGCCTCCACAATTATGTCATTTACACGGCCAACGAATTGAGTATGGATAGTCTGCTTGGACTCAGATAGATTATAAGAACCCGCTTTGTCATTACCAACATTAAGAAAGCCCGCCCCCAGTCTGTCCAGTATGGATTTCTTCCTGTCACTTATTAACTGAGAAGTACTATATTGCTTACCTACACCGTCAATACCTTTGAGCGTCATAGTATATAGAGGTGCAGCTTTTTCGTTGGTATCTGAAGGAAGCATAAAGAAAGACTGCTCCCCAGAATGGGCATTGGCTGCATCAGACATCAGTCCTCTTACCATCTCTGCTTCGCTAGAAGATGGGTCCATTGCAGCTTTATTCAGTATGCTGGAGGGAAGTTTTAATTCTATAACCCCGCCCATGTCCTTTGTGGCACCAACAACTTCCAAGTTCTCAATGAGGATTTTTTCTCTCCACGACCTATAACAACCAACAAGAGGGGATACTCCCAGCGCTTGGGATGATGATCCTCCTGTGGTCATCAGCATTACCCTGTTTATTGGTATAATAACATCCTCTAACTTGTTGGATATTCCACTATAAACAGGACCAGATAAAGAATAATTCTGGAAAGAAGATAGTGTCTGCTTTACACCCACAATCTTGGAGCCATCTTCGCTGTAAATTAATGGATTGTTTCTACTTAAAGAGGCCTGCGGTCTAAAAGCAAGGTTTTTGATCTTGTACCGGCCAGCATACTCACCATCGGGTATTTGAGTATAAACCTTTTCAACAACAGAAAGACCATACTCATTGAATGTTGCAGCATCTCTTGCAAACTGACGCAGAGTTTGACCTTCCATGTGGCATCTAAAATGTATACTTTTACTTTGTCTGCATCCGGATATTTTGCATAGTATTCTTCTATTAAATCCCAAGTGGCCCCGTTTTCCGCATCGTTTTCTGTCATAGCAAACATAACTGTTTCAACATTTTCAGATATTAAACTATCACCAGTATAAATTTCCACTTTTGCAGAAATACTATACTCATATTCTTCATCATTCATAAAACCCCCTGCATGTCTTGGTGGTGGAAGCTGGGAATTACGTGTGTGATTAAAATAGCAGCTAATTCCCATGTATGGTGTTCCCTGAAGGAGACGATCCTCCAACCTATATAGGCTTTCACCAACATTTCTCAGTCCATGCAGTCTGATACTACTTTGATTACTCACTTATACTCGTCTGCGCCCAAGCCTATCTTATCATTTCACATTACTGCCTCTTTCTGCATGGATGAAAGAGCTTCTAAGATACTGCCGCACAATAGGAACTAAATTTGGAGCATCCTACGAGACTCGAACTCGTAATTCCGACTTGGAAGGACAGTGTGTTACCATTACACCAAGGATGCAAATTAATAAGTGGATAACATAAGTAAATTATCCGTAAATCTGGCGGAAAGGGAGGGATTTGAACCCTCAAGGCGCTATTAACACTCTGCGGTTTTCAAAACCGTTTTCGTCACCAATCGATTTGCCTTTCCTAAAATTGGTAGTCGAGGTGGGAATCGAACCCACATTACATCACTTATCTGGTGATTGCTTTACGGAGGTATAAGCTCCGCCCTTAGGCCAATATTAGCAACTCGACTATTTTTGTATCACTTTTGGTGCGCTTGGAAGGATTCGAACCTTCGACCTATCGCTTAGGAGGCAATCGCTCTATCCTCTGAGCTACAAGCGCTTTGTTATCTCTATGTTTGTATACTACATGATTAGGAGTGTGGTGTCAACAGGGATTTTATTTTATTTTCTTGTTGAAGGTATTACTCCTCATCAGTGCCTGTAATCTTATACTCTCTTATTTCTGTTGTCAAGGGTATTACACTTTTTAAATTAGCTTGCCCTGCACTCCCTCCGAAAGATGGTGTTTCATCGGAGTCCTCCTGGTTATCCTCTTCAACGTAGAGGTTGTGGACTTCCTTAGCCTGCTCAAGTATATATTTAGCAGTAGTCTCTTTTACTTTCTCTGTACCAGAGCTAAGCAAACCCTCTAGAGTTAGAAGAGCCTTTGGAGTTAATCTTGCTAACTCACCCCTCAAGGAGATCATTGCTTTTTCCATCGCAATGGCAGTACTTTCTTCCTTGCTAGGCCTACCCCTTTTTCTTGTGACAATTGTAGCCTTTGTCATAAAACCTCCAATTCAATAGTCTACCTAATACTATCATGCAATCGGAGATTAGTCAATTGTTTTTACAACAGTTATTTTTACCCTTGTGCTTCTATCCTCTTCATTTGGGTAAAAGACATAAAGGATGTTGCTCCCACCAAAATCAACTGTTTCCCAGTCTTCTAGGGGGAACCCCACGGACCTGAATGCCATCTCATCAGCCTCTTCCATGGCGTCATCAAGGTCATCGAAAAATAGAGATTCTTCTTCTGAAGAGAATTCAGGGGTTACCACGTACAGGTTTAAATTAAAAATTTCCATAGATGTTTCCATATTAAATTACCAAACCCCCATCATGAGGGGATTGTAAACACTGTAGGCCCCGTCTTTCCAGAACCAAACATAGAGTATAATTCATCACTAGATGAGTCATAGTACACAAGGGAAGGATTGGTATTAAAAGTTATATAACCAAACCCTTTGGCTATGGTTGTTGTTTTTGATGTGTAACCATTTCTTGTGATACCTCCAATAGTGACGTTAGCCTTGGAAGCTAAAGTCACTGTAAACTGCAACATTACATCTCTTTTCTCTTTCACCAGTCTAACGAAGACATCTTCAGACGGGCAAAGGTGGCGGATTACCCTGCCAGTGTTTGCTGATCCCCCGGGAACACCTCCGTTCCAAGGTGAACCAAGCATGTCTGCATTTTCTGAACCCATGCCTAGGTTTACCTTGAGGGAAAGTCCATTTGTGTTGTTCAGGAGGAAAGACATATCAACCTCTGACAAATTTCTTCCGTTCATATACTGCATGAACGCTAGGTACTTCTCCTCATCATTTACTGGCTCAGAATTCCCAGTCAAAAGCATTTCTATCATACATAATCCTTTGTTGTTAGGTTACAACTCTTCAAGGTCTAAGTTTATCAACCCTTAACATTTTTGTCAATTTCATAGAGGTTGATACTCTCATCTATTCAGGTTGTATTTGGATAATATGGCTGGGTTGTTAACCACAATGTATAGTCTGGTTTTTGTTTTTCCACCTTCTTTGTAATTCTCGCGCTTTGTGGATATAAAACCCATGCCTTCCATACGCTTCAAAAACTCACCAACCTTAGTTCTGGAGTTTGTAGACATTCCGAAAAGTGTCGCCAGTCTTTCTTGTGATTCATAGAAACACATACCTAAATCTCTACCCTCCGAGAATGCAAGGGAAGCAAAGAAGTCAAACCTCCATTGGAGTAGGAGCATTCTCTTAACATCATCCCCTTTTAGTTCCATAACCCACTCTATGGGTATCTGTATAAAAGGGACATCTGATAATTCTGTTTTCATATCCCTCCTTGAAGATGTTCATTTGTTATCATTGTTTCACTTAAAGGTGGGCTTGTCAAGAGGCCCATAGTGATGTGCCTCAAAAGGCACACAATACTATATTAGATCTATAACACCCTCGCTACGCTCGCCCTACGGGTTTCAGGTGTTATATATATTTATAATTAAATCACTCAATAATTAATCGTTAACACTCTTAATTATTTCGTTCTTTAATTATATACTTTATAAAATATTCGCTGATCGCTCACCCTACGGGCTACGTATTTTATCTTATTTATGATCAAATCCTTCAATAACCAATAGTTACCACTATTGATTATCTCATTCTTTGATCATGATCTTATAAAACTTCGCCACGCTCACCCTTTCAGGGCTATGGTTTTATGTCCTGTGATATTTTTTAAGTTCACAAGATCAGATTTTAAGATTGAATTAGATTACAGATCATTCATGGTGTACTATCAGAACAAGGCGGGATACCCCGCAAAACACTAGAAGGCTTGACAACAGGAAAGCCACTTTTGGAAGCGCTCACGCAGTGAGCAAGATCCCTTTGGGAACGTCATGCTCCCACTATGTGCTAGAATGCATAGAAATTGT